CACCGGGGAGACTTGCGGCACGGCCGCGATGACCTCGGCGGTCTGGACAGCCGAGAACTGCGCCTCGACGCCTTCCTTGACCGCCTGCCCCTTGATCCGCTTCGTCTCGGCTTGGAGCTTTTCGACCTTGGCCGCGATGACTTCCGGCGGTTCCTTCGCGTCGAGCGCCTGCTTCAATGCCTGAATCTGTTGCAGGAGGGCCGACACGCGCGGGTCGCCGCCGTCGTCCGGGAAGAACCGCTTCCCGTCCTTGTAGCCGAGCTTGCCCATGATCTCGCGCTGAATCTCCTTCACGTCGACCCCGTATTGGATCAGGACGCCGTCGGCGACCATCTCCTTGAACGCGGTCATGCCCTGAATGAAGTTCTGCAACTGGTCATGCGGGTTGGTCGCGCCGATCCCCACGTTGACGTCCACGGTGAGGTTTTGCATCAGCAGATCGTCGGTTATCGCGTCGATCCCGAATTTCTGGAAAAGCTGCGCCTTTTTCCCTGCCAGAGCGAGAACGATCTCGTCCTCCTCATACTTCTGTTCGAGGAGAACCAGTTGCTCAAGAACAGGTTCCATCCACGTCTCGGCGAACGTCCGGAGTTGGTATCCGGTGACTTGCGAGGCGTCTTTCGTCAGGATGTTCATCCCGCCGACCGTTTCGTTCAGTTTCCGGTTGGCTTGGACGCTCGCCTGCGAGAACGAGCCCATCAGATCGTCAAAGTCGAGGTTGAGCCGGTCCTGTTCCTGATACGCCGAGCCCGTCACGTCCGCCGTCTCGACGATCTTCACGTCGGATTCGGGGTCGTTCATCAGGGTCGAGGAGGAGGGGGTGTTCCGTTGCAGCGAGCGAAGGTCGACTTGGGCCGTCCGCTTCACGAAATACCGCTTGTTCATGGCGAAGGCGACGTTGTCCATGCGCTGATTCGCATTGGTGTTCAACTCGCCTTGGATCTGCGACGTCAGCCGGACCGGGCCGGACGGGTAGTTCCGGTGCGTCTCGATCACCGAGAACCCGATCACATACGGCCGGCGACCGTGGAAGTAGACCTCGCGCAAGGGCTTCGGGTCGTCGAGCATCGAGAGGGTGCCGAGGGTGTGAAAGACGTAGTCCTCGCCGTCGATCTCCATGATGTTGCGATGCACCCACACGATCGAGTAGTCGCCGATCGCGGAACTGATCGTCCGGGGGTCCATCCGGCCCTGTTCCCGCTGCAACCGGACGACGTCGGAATACATCGTCGTCGCCTTGAGCAGATCCGACGGGTGAACCATCTTCCACTTCGGTTGCCCGGTGTGGTCGATCGTCATCATCCGGGCTTTGACGTCCTTCACATACATCGGGATCATCTCGATGAAGTAAGGCGACGTCCCGACCGGGTCATACCAGTCGCATGAAGGGTCGAAGCGGATGTTTTCGAGCGGCTTGAGCTTGATCTGCGGCCGGTCGAGCCCCTTCTTCGAGTTGAACTCCCAAAACTGGTAGGAGCAGACGATGCCCTGCACTTGCGCGTCCTGATACGCGCCCGAGGCGATCAGGAACCACGGAATCGAGTGCTTGAGCCGGTATTGGACGAGTTCCTTGAGGACGTCGGCACTCGCGCGCTGCATCGGATCATCGTCGTCGTGCGGCTTGATCGAGACGACATCGGCGGTCGAGAAGAAAGCCTCGGCGGCAATCGCTTCGTTCTTCCGCACCGCCGACCGGGTCTTGGGGCGGAAGAACCGGGACCGCGCCCGGTAGCCCTCGGACAGATACTTCGACCCCTGCGGGTGCAAGCCTTGGAACTGGCGAAGGTCGTTCACCAGTCCCGAGCGAATCGCGGTGTCGAAGTAGGTGGTCGAGGTATTGAACGCCTCGCGCGACAGGCGCAGCGCCTCGTCGTCGGATAGCGGCCCCGACGCCTGCACGGCGACGTTGGTCTGATCCTGATTGTCGAGCGGGTGTTCGTTATCGGGCATGTCACAGGTCCGGGTGAATGAGGCCGGCGTGATCGCGCTTCCGGGTCAGGAAATCGACCGCATCGAACCCGCGCCGGCTCATGTTGAAGCGTTCAAGGATCTCTCCGCCGGCCTTGATTATCGCCGCCCGCCATTGCGTCTCGGAAAAATACAGGGACGGGATCAGCGTGTAGCCGAACTTGCAGTTGGTGTGTTCGCAGCGGATGTCGACGATCCCGTTCTTCACGTCCGGCTCGACCCGCCACCGATAGCCGGGGTAGTGCGTTGCCAGAAGCGGGCCGATCGAGTCGGACATCGCCTTCGCTTCGAGTTCCTGCCGGAAGTCGGCATCGGTGGCGACGATGATCTCGGACATGACTACCTCCGCAGCAACAGCGGATGGTGCGCGCCGCCAAGCAACGACACGATCCAGAACAGCAGGAACAGCGCCCCCACCACCATGACCGCGATCCGGAGCCACCCCTTGAACGGCTCGGGGATGGGCAGCACCCCGACAATGAACAGGGCAAGCCCGAACGCGCATCCGATCAGGATCAGTTCGATGAACAGGTAGAGCAGAGAGCCGGCATCCATGTGTTACCCCTTGAGATCGTGCAGTTGGGTTGGGTGGAGAAGGACCGGCTTCGAGCCTTTCAGCTTGCGCGTCCGGCTGTCGTAGACGTTGGCGCGGAACCACGCCTCGAACCCGAGCGCGCGCGCCGGGTGAAAGCGCCCGGCCCGGTTCAGCGCAAGGCAGAGGGCGTGATTCATGCCACCCACCAACTGATGAGCGTGATCCCGTCACCCTCGATGGGAAGGAAGTGCAGCGTGTAACCACGCAGGCCGGAAGCCTTGATGGTCGCGCGCACGACGCCCTTCGCGGCCCGGATGGCATTGCCCTTCGACGGGAACGGCTGTGCGTCCGCCGTGACCTTGCCCCCGCGCTGCCGGAAGTGCCAAAACCACTTGCCCGCCTTCCCCTGCCACACTTCAATCCTCATACCGCCCCTCCTCGGTTGATGTTTCCCGTGAAACAAGCGACGTTTTCTCCTGATCCGACAACCACATCCACTCCTCGTAGGTGTAGACGAGCTTGATCGGCTCCGGCAGCGCCTCGTAGTCGCCCAACGAACTGCGCGCCGTCGTCATGCGAACAGATCCGGCCCTTCCCGCGCCGGCTCGCTGTTCCACAGCAGGGCGAACGTCGCCCCCGCCGGGGTGTAGCGCAACGCGATCTGGCCTACGAACTTCCCCTCGGCATCCATCACCGAGATCCCACCAATCGAGTTGATCCAGAACTGCGACTCCGGCGGGCATTGCCCAAGCAGGGCGAGCAACTCGTCCTTGCTCAAGTAGACCGCTCGCTCACCGAGATCCATCAGTCGACCCCCGGCTTCTTCTTCGAGTCCCGGAAGCGCCGGCCATTGCTGAATTGGTAGACCACCGGGCTCTGCGCGTTCTCGACCGCCACCACGCCCCGGTAGGGCGAATCGAGCATGTCCTGCGCATCCGCCATCGCGCATTCGGTCGCCCAATCCCGCACCGTCACCTTCACCCGCTGATCGGCCATCCCACTCTCCTACGTCGCCCGCTTGATCCGGATGTTGTAGTGGTCGCCTAGCATCCACTTCGAGGCGTCCGACGCCCGAATCCGCGCCCGCAACTCACCCCCATCCGCGAACTCACCACAAGCCGGAATATCGAACTTCAACTCGACCGTCTCCCCCGCGTTGAACGGCGCAGAGATCGCCCGCAGGTTCATGCAGATGTAAACGGTGGGAGGTTCGCTCATTCACGTCACTTCATCCCGCGCTTCCCCGCCTTGTGGCGCGTGTTCGGCGGGAGCTTGTTGTTCGGCATCGGCTTCGGCGGCGCGACCTTCCCCACCGGCTTCGGGGGCAAGACCGCTGCGACGGGCTTGGTCTTGACGACGGGCTTCGCGGCACCCTTGGACGCACCGGCAGCCGTCGGCACAGAACTCGTCGGAACAGAACTCGGCATCTTTGGTTTCATGGCTCATTTTCTCCGTGCGATGGTATCGCCTGCTCACCCCGGTCAGGGGAAACAGCGATCACGATGACGCGGCCGCGCACTCCGCCCCGCGCCTTGATCTCGATCCGCGCCACCCGCCGATCCTCCACATGCCGACGCCCCGCCACGAAGCCGTCCTCGTCGTAGGTGAACGTCGTCCTCGGGAACCGGCAACGCGCCAACCCCAACATCTCCCGCTGATACTCCGGGGTGCAATCCGTGCAGTAACCGCTCTCCCCCACCGCATTCTGGCTGCGCGCCATCTCCCGCCACCGACCGAACACCGTAGCGTTGGGGAAGCACTCCGGCACGTTCTTGGCGAGCTTCGGAGCGTAGAAATTCCCCATCACGCCCCATCCACGAAGGTTTCCGGTTCGAGCGACTCCCGGTCGATCAGCACCGGGGGCGCAGGGTCCATGTCATAGATCCGCGACAGGCAATCGAGCCCATCGTCCTTCGCAGAGTAGGGATACGGCACATACTCGTCGAACAGGATCTTATTCAGGGAGTAGATGTTGCCTTCGTGATCCTTCCGCCGCACGGGCTCGAAGATCCGATACGCCTGCCCCGACTCCCGGACGCCCCGCTGCGCCTTCGTCTCGTCCTCGAACGACGCCGCGAAATACCACTTGCCCATGCGAAAGTCAGGTTCGAGCCGCTGAATCCGGTCGTATTTCGCGTTCCCGCCCTCGCTCGGCCATGCCAGTTCGAGGATCTCGAAGCCGGACCCCTCGACAAGCATCCGCTCCTCGAAGTGTTCCATCGCATCGCGCATCCCGAACCGCTCGTATCCCATCTTGACGATCTGGACGCCCGGCATCGCGGACCAGACTCGATGCAAGTCCCGGAACCGCTGCCATCGCTCGGCGAGCCCCATCTTGTGAATGTAGCCGTCAAGCAGATACTTGTTGCGTCCCGCGTCGATCCCCACCACAAGCATCGCGGTGCGGTCGGAGCCCTTCTTCCGGCTCGATGCCGGGTCGCACATGATGTAGACGTTCAGCGTGGACGGGCGAATGTCGGTGAATCGGAGCCACTCCTTGCGGAACATCGCCTCGGTCCCGGCCGACGGGTTCATCAACATCTGCGCGGCGAAGATGGCCGACGGTTGCTGCCTGCGCGCCTCGTCAAGCTGCGCCTTCGTGAGAAAGACGGGGTTCCCGGTCGGCGTCCCGTCCTCGGTGGCCGGGTAGATCCGGGGTTTCAGCACCTTCCGGTCGATCAGGGATTGGTAGGTGTCCGAATACTTGTAGCGGGTGCCGACGTGCCATGCCCGCTTGAGCCCCAAGGGCCCCGATCGCGCCCCAAGGTTGTCGGATAGGGCATGGGCGGCGGTCGTTTTCTCGACTTGCTCGGGCGTCGACACGGATTCGAGCGTCACGACGTCATCGTAGATGCGCAGGGCGAAGTGGCTCGCGGTCGGCTGCCCATCCACCAGTCCATGCGCCTCGACCGTGGCTTCGCGGGGGTTCGACTGGCGGCGCACGACGAGCCCCTTCTCCTCGGACCATCGCGGGCTCTCCCGCTGCGGCTCGGCGTAGAACACATCGGGGTAGACCCGCTGCAAGTCCCGGTTCGTTTCCAACTCGGCCTTGATCTGGAGCAGGAACTTCCTCGCCGTGGGCTTGGTGTGGGAGAAGATCCCGATTGTGATCCCGGAGTCCTTGCAGATCTCCTGAATGGACCCGGCGAACGTGACGAGCGTCGACTTGTAGTGTTCCCGCGACCACAGATCTAGGCAGCCATCGGGCTCGGCCTCGACCTCCCGGCACCGGGCGTAGATCCACGGGTGCAGGGCGTCCGGTCGGTGCAGAAGCGTCGTCAGCAGGTAGAACCGATCGAGGCGGCCCAAGTCCGCGACGGCGGCGGGCCCAAGGGCAGCGATCTCGGCCCATGCGTCGATCAGTCGGTCATCGCAGGGCAGGGACCAGAGGATCGCCTGATCGGACGGTGACAGCACTTTCAGCGGAACGGGCAAGGCTCGATCTCCCGCACGGTCAGGCCGTCAGCAAGGGCAAGCGCCCCGTCCCGGACGATCGCCGCAGCCCCGGCGGCCTCGATCTCATCGCGCAGCCGGGCGAAGCAACAGGGGGCCAATAGGACGGTCGCAGGCAGTTCCCCCCGCTCCCGAAGCAGGGCGATCGTCGCCAGAATGCCGGGCAACAGGGCCTTTTCGGGGTTTGTCGTATGACAAAGCGGCATGGGGTCGATGCAGACTCGGGAATTCGGGATCCTCGGGCCGATCTTGTCCTAGTCAAACCGCCCCTTTGAGCTTCTCCCGCAGCTTGGCAAGGCTCGCCTGCACGTCCACCACGACCGACTCGGTCTGGATCGGGCCGCCCTCTGCCCCGGTGACTTCCTGCGTGACCCGCTCCCCATACTTCTTCGGCTTGAGCTTGGCAGCGATCCACTTCCGGGCGTCCACGCGCAGCCGCGAGCGTTGGATGTGGTCTTGGTCGACAACCTCGATGGGCTCCCCGTCCTTGCCTATGACGGTCTTGTAGTCCCGGCTGCCGTCGTCGGCTATTTCGAGGATCTCCGCAGCCAAAGTGTCCGCCGCATCTTCGCGGGCGCGGGCGTATCGCTCCACAAAGCCCGCGCTAATCGGGGCCTTCTTCTTCCCCTCCCGCTCGGCCTTGGCCGGCGCATCGAGCCACCCATACACGGTCGCAAGGGACGGCATGGCGGGGTCTTTGCAGATCTTGGAGAGTGGTTCCCCCTCGGCAATTCTCACCAGGATCTTTGTAGCGAGAGCGTCGGTGTAGATGCTAGGCCGCCCTGTCGGACGCCCGGT